GTTCGTGGCTGCCAGCGCCATCACCGGGCCGGCGGCGTTCGCGAGCAGTCGCACGGTGTCCGTGGCGACCAGCAGCTGGCCGTGGGCGATCGCGAGCGTGGCAACCACCTGCGGGGTCGGTGCGATGAGCGCGGCGAGCGTCGCACCCCACGGCATCAGCAACAGCCACGCGTCACGCCAGCGTCCAGCTCGATGCTCGAACGCTGTGGCGACCGGGTGGTCGTGAACCCGCTTCAACGCCGGCAGCGCAGTGATCGGGTCGATGTCGGAGCTGCGGACCAGCGCCACGATGACGCTCGGGATCAGCGCCAGAAGCGCCCACGGATTCCACGCCCACAGGGCGATCCAGATGGGCGCCTGCTCACGGATGAGGACGGCCACGACGGCCACGGCGACACCGACGACAGGCAGGTCGTGAGCGAAGCAGCCAGCGGCCCACAGCGACACCGCCAGGCACGGCAGGTCGACGCCAACCGGTCGAGCGACCGGCGGGCCGAGGACGCCCGGTAGAGCCAGCAGCAGGACAGCAACGAACGCCGCCTGCGTCCACGACGCTCCCATGCCGACGGCCCACCAGGTCGCCCCAGTGGCAGCCAGCGGCCACGACGTGAACCAGACCAGCCACCAGCGCTGCACGTCGTCGCGACACAGCCACGGGAGCAGTACCCGCAGGTGAAACGGTCGCGCCACCGGTTCGCCGGCACCGGCGAGGAGGTAGCGGCGAGCGTCAGGCCCGAGCCGCAGCGCGCCGTTCAGCACGGTTCCTTGCCTCTGGCTGGAGTGTCACGTGACCGGAGTCGGCGTCGTCGAGCTGCGCAGCGATCTTCGCGACGACCATCATCTGGTCGAAGATGCGTTCGTCGACCCACAGCTGCTTCAGGTGGTTCGTCTTCAGCGACGTGTCGACATGGATCGGGTACCCCGCAGCGGTGGCCCTGACGCAGAAGGAGATGTCCTCTCCCAAGCGCTTGCCGTCCGAACCGCGCAACCGGTCGAACCACAGCCCCTGCGTGTCGGCCTCTGCGGCGATGGCTTCGACGACCGACCGATGGACGAGCAGCGAACCGGTGCCGGTGCCGGCCAACTGCAGCAGCTGGTCACGGTCCCACTCGGCCTTGCCGGTGAAGCGCTTGTGTCCGTCGTCGTGTTCGATCCAGTCGAAGATCGTCGGACGTGGCACGCAGTAGAAGCCGCCGAGCCCGTCGAGCGCCGACTCCTTCCAGGCGAAGCACAACGCACCGACGATCGGTCGCTCGACCGGGTCGGCTGCGGCCAGCAGCTTCTCCAGATGGTCGGCCTCGAACCCCATGTCGGTGTCCTGCCACCACATCCACTCGACGCTGTCGGGCAGCTTGAGGAAGTCGGCCGTGATCTCGTTCCGGGCTTCGTCGATGCCGCCCGAACCCGAGCGCATCATCAGCCACGGGCCGATGCGCTGGCCGTGCTCGAAGTCGTACGCGAGCAGGCGCATCATCGACAGGTGGAAGTTGTGCCCGACTTCGTTGCCGTGCGGGTAGCACAGCGCGACGTCACCCACGCTTCGTCGTCCGCTTCTCGCCAGGCGCACGCGACGCCGACTCGACGACGTGACCACGCACGATCGGTGGCTCGTCGACGAACAGGTCCGGGTTGGCCTTCACGAACGGGTCGGTGGCGTGCCACGCGTCGCCGCGATTGAGCACAACCTTGTCGCCCTGCCACGACGTGACGGCCGTCGTGACCGCGTAGCGGTACTTCATGGATTGGTCCCTTCTGTGACTGTCGGTTGCTGTGACCTGGGGTCGGGCGTGCCGAGACAACGCCCGACCCCTCGATCACTGGTGAGCCTCAGGCTCAGGTCTGCTGGAGCAGACGGAACGCCGTGTCGTCGACGCTGTCCGAGCCGACCCGCTTGTAGGCGAACCAGCCCCGCTGGCCGGTGGGCCGGGAGTTGGTGGCGCCGAACAGGTGCGGGATGAGCTCGACGGTGAGCCCGACGCGATCCACGACGTAGAACCGGCTGAAGTCACCGACGACGAGCACGTTCTGCGCAGCGGTCGCCCCGGTGAAGTCCGGGAAGTACGACGAGATGACGACCGGCCGGCCCTTGAGGGTCTCGACCTGACCCGTCAGGTCGACGGTCGAGTCCGCCCCGTAGGAGGAGCCGAACGCCGAGATGTCGTTCGCCACGTCGGCGGACATCACCCAGGTCGCGTTCGCCTTCGCCCGGTCGGGCAGCGCCGACCACACCTTGCGGACGTCGGTCGCCGAGAACGAGCCGTCGGTGGTGAGAGCCACCTCGACGTTCGTGTTGGCGTCGAGCGCCGTCAGGATGCCGAACGGCTGGCCGGAACCGGTGCCGGTCGCGAACGCCGACGACTCCAGCTCGTCGAGGCCGGCGGCGAGCAGCGCCGCCATCTCGTTCGCGAAGCCCGGGTAGTCGGCCCCGATCTCGATCGAGTAGGGGATGAAGCCGCGGGCCATGTGGGTCGCGACGCTCGGCTGGGCGAGGGTCGGGGCGTCGTCGGACACCTCGGCTGCCTCGCTGTCGAACGACCAGGACACACCGGCGCTGGACACGCCCTTCCACTCGTCGGTCGTGATCGTCCGCACCGTGGCGATCTGACGGAACGGGTTGAGCGTCTGCTGCCCGGTCAGGATCACGGTGGGGTCGATGAGCACGGGCACGCCGAAGCCACCGGCGGTGTCGGTGCCGATGCTGGCGGCGCGGAACTCGTCCCATGCCTGCAGCGCGCGACCTTCCTCCGGGGTGAACACCGGGGTGGTGCTCGTCACGGCCTTCTGCCACGCCGAGCGGTAGTGCTCGGACTCGGTGAGGATCAGCCGGCGGGCGAGGTTGTCGCCGCGGCAGTCCGCGGTGTGCGACCGCAGCAGGCCCTCGACCTTGTCGAGCTGCTCCGGGGCGAGCCCCAGCTCGTCCTTGCGCTCCAGCGTCGCGAGCGCGATGGACCGGGCCTCGGCGGGCTTCAGGGTCGCGACGTCACGCTCGACGCTGTCGGCGTCCTCGGTGCGACGCATGTGGTGGACGGTCTGCGGGACGACCGCAGCGGCCTGCTGGCGGGCGGCGAGGGCTTCGAGTTCGCCGACGCGCTCCTGCACGGCGTCGATCTCGTTGTCCAGCTCGTCGACCTTGGACCGGGCAGCGGCGAACGCCACGTCCTCGTCGGCGGTCAGGGCGGAACGCTCCTCGGCCACGGCGGCCTCGGTGACGGACTCCATCTCGGCGATGGCGGCGTCGCGCTCCTCGGTGAGGGATGCGAGCTTGGCTCGCAGGATCTCCAGGTACTTCACGGTCGTCTCCTCTTGGTGAGGTCGGAAAGGGCCTGCGCGGTGAGCGTCGTGGCCCTCGGGATGGTTGGGGTGACCGTCACGTCGGGGCCGTCGGCCGCTGCGCTGCTGGTCGGTTGGTTCTGCGCTGGGCCGTCGGCCGCTGGCAGGGAAGCGATGACACGCTCGGCGACGTCGATGCCGACACGCTCGGTGAACCGGGCGACGAACATCGGGTCGTTCAGGGCGTCGAGGAACTCGTCGGTGCGCGACCGCAGACCTGCGGTCGCCGACGCGTAGGCCGGGAACGTGACCGGGCCGAACTCGAACAGTTCGAGCCGGGTGATCGACCGCTCCTCCAGCCGTTCCGGGTTGTGTGTCGTCGACCTCGACGGTGTCGACCACTGCTCGTCGACGACACGGAACCGGAACGACGCACCGAGCTGGCCGGCCTGCAGGGCTGGGAGCAGCTCGTTGACGTAGCCGGTGTCGAACAGGCTCACCTCGTACGCTGCGCCTCGCTCGTCCTCACGGAGTGCGAGCACCTGGCCGAGCGGCTTGTTGCCGATCTGCGGGTCGCGGCCGTGGTCGTACAGCACCCGGATGGTGTCGCCCTTCGCGTCGAACGTGTCGGCGAACGCGCCGGGCATGATCCGCTCCAGGAACCGGCCTTCGTAGGTGGAGTCGATCTCGGTCCAGTCGTTGAACACTGCGAAGTGGCCGAACATGGTGCGACCATCGGCGTCCTCGCCGATCGAGGCGGCGCGGTCCCACGCAGCGGCGCGGAGCAGGTTGTCGGTGGGGTGGGTCATGTCGAACCTCACGTCGTCGGAGCAACCACGTCGGGCGAGTCGTCGTCGGACGGGTCGGGTGCGTCGCTGTGCAGGCCGGGCTCGTCGTAGCGGGGATTGTCGAACGGCGCTTCGTCTTCGAGCGCACGAACCTCGTTGACGGTGCGCCAGCCGTTGGTGAGCGCGACCTGGTGGGCGGCGTAGCGGGTGGTCGTGTCGGCGCGCAGCAGGGCGTCGCGGTTGAACTTCACGAGCTGCGGACCCGGCAGCAGCGCCCCGAGCGCCTTCTCGATGCGGACCAGGATGCGGTCGAGGCTGTGCTTCAGGTACTGCAGGTCAGACTGCGACACGTTCTGGTAGGTGATCGACTCGCCAGACATCGCAGCGAACACCATCGCCGGCGGCACCATGAAGCGACGTGCGATCTGCACGGCAGCCATGCGCTTCGACTCGACCAGCTGCGCCGACTCCGGGCTGGACTGGATCGACTCGTACTTCCAGCCCGAGCCGAACACTGCCGGCTCACGCGATCCCGACGTCGCCTTCAGCCACGCCTGCTTGATCTTCTGCGCAGCGTCTGCGTCGATCGTCTGGTCGGTGTACACGATCGCCGAGGGGTGTCCGCCGTCGGTGAAGTAGCGGCCTCCGTACGCCTGAATGGCGAGACTCGCGTCGATCTCGTTCGCGCCGTACTCGACTGGCGACAGGCCGAACCACGACCCTGCTGGCACCACCTTGCCGGGTGCGTGCCACAGGTCGCCGTTCGGCCAGCGCTGCAGCTGTTCGCCCTCGACGTCGACGGTCGGGACACCATCGACGAGGCGCCGGTTGCGCACCGCGCCGGGGTTCAGCAGCTCGATCGACGTCGGGTAGCCCCGCTCGTTGAACGACGTGACACGACCCCAGGCCGAGCCGTCGGTCACCATCGAGAACGCCACCTGGTAGAGCCACACGTCAAGCGTCACGACACCCGACGGCGAGGCGATGATCGACGGCACAGGGGTCACCGGGCGGCGTGCAACACCGTCCGATCGGACCACATCGACCGGCAGAGATGCCACAGATGACGCCAACAGGTCGACACAGGCCCACACGGCGTCGTCGTGCAGCGCACGATCGACCGTGACGACCCGGCCCGTGTCGGCCACGACCACGCCGGACCACGGCGCGGACAGCTGCGACATCGCATACGAGCGCTGCTCAACACCGCTGTCGCGGCGTACACGGAACAAGGCCACGTCAACGCTCCGAGATCACGCCGGCAGCAACCAGCAGCACGCCGAACACAGCCAGGCCGACGGTCAGACCGATCGTGAACCCTGCGGCGACCAGAGCGACGGCACCCGCCACCTTCAGCACGTCGGACAGATCCATCTCGCTCCTCAGTACGCCACCAACGGCTTCGGCTCATCCACGTCTTCAACCGGCGACAACGTCTGGGCCCCGAACAGCGCCAGGCTCGCAGCGACCAGCGGCGAGATGTCGATCGTCGACTTCCTCGTCCACGCCCACGCGTCAGCGACACGTCGGGTCTGCGCTGACCCCACCGCCAACGTCAGCAACGGCTGGCGACGATGCCGGACCGTCCCTGACACCACAGCGTCGTAGAACCTCGAACACGCAGCTACGAAGTCACGCGTCCGGGTCACCTCGACACGCACGCCGGCCGCGACCAGGTCGGGAACCAGCGAACCTGCCGGCCCGGCCGCATCGAGCACGACAGCCATCGGCTGCCACCGCTCCCAGCGTTCAACCATCCACGCCACAGCCCGATCAGGCGGCACCTGCTCGGCCAGCTCGACCACGTCGCCATCTGAGACGGCGAACGTCACGCAGCTCCGGTCGGGCGGCATGTCGACGCCGAACACCAGCCGCTCGTCGATGTCGCACGCCGCGTCGTCGTCGCCGAGTTCGTCCCAGCGTTCCACCGGAATCTTCGACGACTCCGACTCAGTGAGCCACACGCCCAGACGCTCCACGGCGAAGACCTTGGCGGCGAGGGTCTGTCGTTCCGAGTCGACGAACTCCGGGTCGATCCGCAGGCCCAGGCCGGGGTTCGCCCGAGCCCAGGCTGTCCGATCGGTCGGGTCGACCTTCGTGTCGTTCGACCACTCAGCCCAGAACAGTCGCCCCGGCTCGGACGACTGGGCGCGTGCACGGAGCCGTCGAATCTGCTCGGACCCCTCATCGACTGCAGGTGGTGCCGACGTCGTGTACCAGACCTGCGGGTTCGGTCGAGCCGACAACGTCGGCAGCAGCGCCGCCATCGCCGCCGACGGCAGCAGGTACGCCTCGTCGAGAATCACCGTGTCGCCCGAGAAGCCTCGGGCCGATGACTTCGACCTGGCGACGAACCGCAGCCGTGCGCCGGTCTTCAACTCGATGCACTCCTCGCCGTGCGACGTCCGCACGTTCGCGACCTTCGCCTCCAGGTCGGGAGTGTTCTGCACAAGCGTGAGCACCCGGCGGAACGCTTCCAGCGCAGTCTTGAACTCATGTGCGCTGTGCAGGATCAGTTCCTCGCCGAACAGGAACAGGCCGGCCAGCTCGCGCGCTTCGAGGATCGCGCCCTTCCCGTTCTGGCGTGACACGACGACACCGCACTCGAACGCTGCCCACTTGCCGTCGGCACGTTCAGCCAGCGCGCCTTCGAGCACCAGCTCCTGCCACGGGTCCAACAGCAGGCCGGCCGACCTGGCAAGCTCGACCGCCTCCGCGCCAGCGCTGGAGACGCCGCCCGGTTCAACGAGCAGCGTCGGCTGTTGACTTCCGACGAGCGGCTCGTCGAGCAGCGAGGTCATCGACAGCGTTCCCCTTCTCGGCCGGCTTCAACTCGTCGAGTTCGACCAGCACCGCCCGCAGCTCGCGC